CGTTCTCAGTATGAAGCTATTAGAGCATTCGATGAGAGGACGTGGATTAAGAATAATCCTGAGAAGTATGAAAGAGTAAATGAGCATTTACCTCAATTTTTAAAACAAAGACCTAATCTGGCTAGGGCTATTGACGAAGCAACGAATAGATATGAAGAGGCATATACACTTATGGACGCATTAACACCAAAACAACATCAGCAACTCGTTAAGGCAACACAACCAAAAAAAGAGGCCCCAAATGCCCCTGGAGGTGTTCCTAAAGCTGCTGCGTTGAATGAGACCGTTGATGTAATGGGTATGTCTGATTCAGAATTCGCGGCATGGAGGCAATCCAAGAAAAAGCGCAGATAGGCATAAGGAAAAATTATGTCAGTAACAACAACATCAGGCTACGGCTCGATGTCTGATAGATGGGCACATCGTGCACTTCTCCAGAGATCGAAACCTAGATGCGTTCACAATCTTTTTGGTCGTGCATTTACACTACCACAAAAGAATACCGATACAATGGCATTCAGACGTCAAGAGAACTTGAATTCTGATCCGGTTGTTTTGTCTCAAGATGCTGATCCAGCACCTGAGCAAGTACAAAAGTTCGACATCAACGTTACTATCCAAGAATTTGGAAAAGTCGTTCTTCTCGGACGTAAAGTATTGCTCGTCGTTGAAGATGATACCGCTTCCGAAACAGCAGATAACCTTTCTCAGTGCATGCATACAATGCTAGACAAGGTTACTAGAGATGTTTGGGATGCTTCAGTGCCTCAAATTTCTTGCTTAAATGGATCTAATGGTAATGCAATCACAGAATTGACACAAACAGACGTCAATCGTGCTATTCAATATCTTGATGATAATGACACTGAGAAGATGACTCCAACCATAGAAGGTACCTCACGTTATGGTACAGGACCTGTGGAATCAGGATTTTGGGTAACAGCTCACGTTAACCTAAAAGCTGACATTCGTAACTTAGATGCATTCGTACCTACTTCACAATATGGCTCTCAAGAGCCTGTGTTGCAAGCTGAGTACGGAGCAACAGACGAAGCGCGTTGGGTTACATCAACTCTAGTTAAAGTATCGGCAACTAATCCTCCCGTTTACAACAACACATTTGTTGGTGCAAACGCATATGGTTATGTTGGCCTTGATGAAGTTTCTACAGAGATGATTTTAAAACCCCTCGGTTTTAACGATTATTTAAACCGTTTTCAATCGATGGGCTTTACAGCATGGTTTAACGCTGCAATCCTCGATGATTCCCATATCGTAACATTGCTTTCAACTAAAGCAGCTTAAGGAGGATTCAGATGTCAGATCTATTTTTAGGCCAAACCTGCACAGAACTTTATAAGTTCATTTCTGCTGGTACAGCCCATACTTTCCCTTTCAATTTTCAACCTGATAAAGTTGTTTTTAATAACTTATCTGATTGGACGGCTACAGCTGCTGGATTTCCAATTTCTGTATGGTGGAGAGATCAAACCACAACTGCACATGCTTACCAAGAAGTTGTTATCGACTCAGCAGCTGCTCAGTCATTCAACTTCCGCGATCAGGCAACTAATGGTTTCACTGTAGCTAATACATCAGGTGGACAAGCGACTTCACATGCAACTATTAGTGGTATTACTCAAGCTGATCCTTGCGTAGTGACACATAGTGCATTTACATTCCAAACTAATCAGATCGTGAGATTCACCGACCTTGGCATCATTGGTCCAGGTGTGACAGCTCATGGCATGAATGAGCTTAATAACAACAGATATCGCATTGTTGTGGTTGACTCTACTCACTTCTCTTTGAAAGATGTTATCACTGGCGAGCCTATCGACTCGACAGCATTTGTGGCTTATGTTTCAGGTGGACGTATTACATTGGAGACACATGTAATCAGCTTGAATAATCCTCAAGTAACTCCTTACTCAAATACAAGTCCTTATGATCCAAATCCTTATCAATACGATCCTATTACGTATCGATTAACAGCTGGATCAGCCGTTATGGGTTCAGATGGAGACGTGTTTAATATTGAAGTTTATAAGTTCGGTCAAATCATCGATTTGGGCGACTTGCTTACATAGTAATAATAATAAATCGGGTCGGTTAGTTTTTAGCCGACTCGAATTAGTAAAGAGGCTAGATGTCTGCTCCAATAGGTCAGCTTACTGAACGCGTTGCAATCGTGAATATCACGAATGCTTTGCCCTGTGAAGTGACTACAGCAATAGCTCATGGTTTCCCTAATAAGTCGTTTGTTCGTCTAACAGATTTAAACGGAGCTATGCCAGTGCCAAGAGGGGAAGATCCTCTTAATAATTACAAATTTAGAATCATATTAACAGGTGACACATCATTTACCTTGCAAGATCCTGTAACATTTGAGCCTGTAGACTCAACATCTTACACGCCATATGTAACAGGTGGAAGCTGCAATCTGGTGCAGCAAACTTTTATTTATTATCCAAGTCCAGATCAAGAATTTCCAAACTGAAGGAATTATAATGGCAAAACACCCCCATGTAGCGCAAAAGATTGAAGAGAACATATTAGATAAGACTCTAAAGCAAGTTGAGTCTGATAAACTTCCAATTGAAGAGATGCCTCTTGAAACGTTACGTGATTATCGTCTTTACAATGAAGAAGCACGAAAACTTAATAAGAAATTAAGAATGTGCCGTTACCCAATCAAGCAATGCCCCGTTGAATTGCATCCAAAACAGAGAGTCAAATTTGGAAATAATGACAAATCTATGAATCCTGTTCCAGTTTTCTTGAGCAACCACTTAATTCATTATGACGAAAAGCTTCAACCCGGAAAGATTTATGATCTTCCAGAATGCATCGTCCATTATCTGAGTGAGAAAGGATATCCAGTATGGGATTGGGTCACCTTGAAAGATGGGTCAAGAGAAACTCGTGAGATGGGTAAACAACCAAGGTTTTCTTTAACTACTGTTTATCAGGAAGCTTAAAATGGGTACAAGAACCGTTCAAGATTCTCTAGACTTAATGAGAGTAATATTAGGTAGAAAGAATGAAAATGATCCAGCTTCTTCAGATGAGTTGTTTCTAAGTTATTTGAACGATTTTGTAAGTCTTTCTATGCCTAATGATACCAAGTTATTTGAGAGCTTTGGAACACTATCTTTTGTTATTGACGAATCTAATACAACAGGGGTTTATACATTCAATGATGTTGGAGCAACCTTTGAATTTATGAATCTCTCCCAAGAAGCCTACATTTCACTTCTTGATCCTGTTGACAACTCTATTTCATGGAATCAACTCCCCATTTATCAAGATCCAGGTGAGTTCTTTGCAATTTGGGGCATCAATAATGATGAAATATTGATTCCAGGCTATCCAACCATGATGTTGTATTATGGTAATGAGATGACCTTTAGGACAATTCCTCAAACTTCATACCTGGTTAAGATTTTTGGATATAAAAAGAACTTTGATTATCCAGACCCTGATGTCCCGTTGGATTTTGATTATTGGCTTCGCTATGTGGCTTATGGTGCAGCTGTTAATTATGCACGAGATTACCGCTATGAAGCACAAGCTAGATCATTGATAGAAGCATCATTTAAGAGCGAGAGAAAACTCCAATTAACACATACTCATAACCAAATAAAAATGTCTCGATCAATGCCTAGGTTTTAAATGAAGAAAGTTGGATTAGATTTAACTTTATCATATTGGAATATACCAGCCGATGAAGACGGTTGGGTAGATGCTAAGCAATATCTTCCTGCTGACTATGACCTATGTTTTCTAAAATTAAAAGATAAGAAATCAAGGTTTGGCTGGTCATCGGGTTTTTCCTGGGATGGCCTAAACATAACCAAAGAAGATGAAATCTTATATTGGAAAAAAGAAAAAGAAAAAAAGGAGTGAGAAATGCCTCTTGTTAAAGGAAATAGTAAAGCTGCCATTAGACAGAATATTGAGACTGAAATGAAAGTCGGTGGACGCCCCCAGAAACAAGCTGTTGCTATCGCTTTGAATGAAGCTAATAAAACAAAAAAGAAGAAGAAAACTAAGAAAAAAGGAATGAAGTAATGCCTAAGATGATGAAACAAAAAGGAAAAGTCGTTAGTGGTTCTGATT